TCTAAGCTAACAGTTGCATTTCTTTTAACAATAGCTTTCATTGGATAACTTGTAGTAGTTCCCGAAGTCGTACCAGTTTGTGGATTATAAGTTCCAGCTACTATTTTATTTAAAGTGATATCACTTCCATAATCGATAATAGCTTTCTTAATATCTTTGATTGCGTTTAAAGCATCATTCATATTAAGCTCTCAATATTTTTAAGCTACTTGAACCAATAAAGCCATATTCACTTAGCAAAGATGTTACATTTGTTGGCATAGCATTAGAAGCTTTACCTTTTGTAAAGTATTCCTTATGAATAACGCCAGTGATCTCATTCACTTTGATATTTCCGTCATTTGTATCGTTCGTAATATCAATACCAACAGCGTGATTTGCCAATAATGAAGTTGCTAATTCTAAATTATCAACACTCACAACCAAATCTAAATCTATTTTTGATTTAATTAGTAAAGTTGCTTGTCTTAGATAGATTTCTTTCTTTGTATCAGTAAGTGCAGTCCAAGATGTTATATCTATTACATTATTAGTTAAGTTACTTGTTGCATCAGCTAAAGTTACAAAACTATCAAATCCACTTGATGGATAAATAATCAAAGCCATTTTAAAACCTTTTTGTTTGTATTATACTATTTTTCAAAGTAGTAAAAACTCACTGAATACTGTATTGTAGAGCCTGAACTATTAGTTATTTTAAATAAATAATCTTCATTTGGTTTCAATAGCCATTCGCCACCAAAGCCACCACTTCCACCAGCGGTAAAAGCACCGTGACCACTTCCCAAGATGTGATGTCTAGCGATTAATGTTCCATTTGATGATGCAGTTGTGCCACCATAACAAGCAGTTAATGATGTATTAGTTGATGATCTGTTTTTATTGTTTGAAGCAACGGCAGTACCATTTGATGTTATCGTTGGATTTTCATAAAGTTCAAGTATAACTTCGCCATCCGTTGTTACTAAAGTAAAATCTATAAAGTGAAGAGGTAAAGCTCCAACTTTTGCCATAAAATTAAAACTACTTCCATTCGTTAAAGAGTTTCTACCATCAACTTGGAAAGCAATTCCACTATGAACTGCGTCACTAATCTCTTCAAGGACAACTGCTGGTCTTGTAGCAGTACCGATTAAAGCCCCAACTCTAAACATATAATCATAAATAGATTTAAAAGCATTTTGAGTTAAGATTGAAGCCATTATTTAGTCTTTCTAACTGGCTTTGTAACTATAATTTTTGGAACTACAACTTCACCTATTACAGTAAGTTTTGGAGCGTTATCGCATTGTTTGTTATCTTCTTGAAACTTTGCATCAATGATTTTCAATCCGTTAGCCTTAGCAACTTCTTTAACATTTTCAACATACATATCAGTTGGAAATTTTACATACCAAATTTTCATATTTATCCTTTATTATAAACTTAATAAAGCCCTCAGAAGAGGACTCTATAAGCTTACTTAGAAGCGTCACCGATAGTGATAACACCAGCAGTATTTTTAATGCTTGTAGCAACTTTGTCCCAATTAGAACCAGTAGCAAGTTCTGCATCAGTTGGTGATTTTCCACCGTTTGCAGTATCCCAAGTATAACCTTTAAGACCTATTCCGAATGAATAATCAGCTTGGAAAGTTGTTTCAATTCTTTCTTTACCATTTGAAGTTATAGCGTTAGTAATTACATCTGAACCATCAGATATTACAATTCCACCAGCACTTAATGTAAGAACTTTAAGAAGATTTGGAATTCCAGCTTCATAAAGAGCAGCTGCATCAGTAACGATTACTGGTTTACCAAGAATGTCGACGATTGTCACAGTGTCAGATCTAAATAATGTTTGAGCATTAGTTAAGTTAAGACCGATTAGTTTATGGTACGCAGCACCATTCATAATTCTAGCAACAAGGTTCATTGAAGAGTCACCGAATAAAGCATCAGTATCATTTAAAGCACCATAGCTTAATCCAAGTGTTCCTGAAACATCATTTTTTGCAGTTGACTGGTTAGCAATTGCACCAACAGCAGAAGCAATACCAGCATTTAATTGATCTTTCATTACAGCCATTGCTAAGTTTTTAGCGATTGCATCAATAGCTTCAGCTTCGTTTTTCATCATCCAAGACATTTGAGATGGTTCAAATAATATCGGCCCGAAACCACCAGCAACTTTAACACTTGCTTCTTTTGTTTGAGCTAAGCTAGTTGAAGATTGAGATCCATTACTTGCATATCTGTCTACTCTTCTTTGAGCGCTTTCTAAACTTGAAAAGAAACTTCTTTCAAAGAAATCACCCTCAAAACCATTTGAAGTTAATAGAATACTTCCACCTGAAGCACCATTAAATTTTTCTACCATTTGAGCTAATAACTCAACCGCTACTTCTGGAACATATTTGTTGAAAATTGCCATATTTGATAATGCCATTTTAAAATCCTTTTATAATTTGTATTTGTTTCTGATTGCGTCAATTCTAGCATTTTTATCGCTATCTAAATTGATACTACCACCACTAACAGATCCAGCTTTTACACTTGGATTTGCACTTGTACCACCAGTGCCAACTGCTCTAAATAAAGGCTTATATGCTTCACTTTGTTCAAGTGTTGCTACTTTGTCAGATAATGTCATTGGTTTGCCATTGATGTAGGTTGTACTTCCATCTTCGTTTTTATATATAACAGCTCCACTGTCATCATAAAATGCACCTTTTAGAGCTATATTTTCAAGAATTTCATAAACATCTTGATTTAAAGCTTTTTGCGATAATCCCGTCTTTTGTAATTCAGTTTTTAAAGCAAAATTAGAAAGTTTAGATTTATATCCAGCTTCGATTTCCTCTTTCTCTCTGCTTGTTTTTTCAAGTAGTGATTTAAGATTGTTTAGTTCTGCATCATCAGTTTTACCTTTTAATGCTTTAGTTAATACTTCGTCATCAATATCATCAACACCTAATTTAGATTTAACTAAATTTAACTTCATTTTTAATTCATCTCTTGTGCTGAAAGCTTTTTTACTATCTACTTCAAGTGAATTCAATTTGCTAGTTAATGCGTTTTGATTAGCTTCAATATCACTAAGCAACTTTAATCCGTCTTCCTTACCATCCAGTAAGTTCTTTAATTCTTCAAACATATTTTTCTCCTTTGGCGTATCCACGCTTAGAAAAATTATAACATATTTTTTAAAGGCATAAAAAAAGCCCCTATCAAATTAATGATAGAGGCTAATTCCATACAATCACGCAAAGCGATAATTACAGCCCTTTTGTATTTACATCTTGCGTTAAGTGAATTATACTAATGTATTCTTAAATTAGAATAATAAATCACCATCGTCGAAAGCTTTTTTTTCATCTTTCGATAGCATTTCATATTTATTTAAAACATCTATGTATTTTTGCTCACCTATTATTTCAAACCATTTAGTTCCGTACCGCTTACAATATACTCTGTCTATACTATAAAATTCATCATTAAATTGTATTGTCATTGTTTTAAGTCCTTTATTAAATCTTCAAATACTGAAAGAATACTGCTTGGTATTTTATCAGCTCTTCCACTCTCATACAACGCTCCTACTTCAGCAAATAACTCTTTCGATCCACCAACAAGAGCATAATAACTTACTTTAGCCTTGTCTTTTTCGCTTATCTCTTTGGCTTTTTCCATAAATTTCTTTGCTAGTCTATTATCTAAATCTATTTTATGAAATGCCTCGTGCTGTGCAATAATTCTTGATCTTTCAAAGTCGTTCTTGCCATACCAAGCAACACTAGGAATAGATATACTTTCTGCAACATCTTGCGTAATATCTTTATATTTTGTTTTTTTCCAATTGCTAAAAGTTGCATTGTTAAAAGTTTTTATACCAGCTAATTCATCAATAAAACTATCTTCATTGAACAAGAAGTTTTGATATTTATTTTCAACATATAAAACATTACCGCTAAATGCCATCATTATTTTTTTATCTCTTTTAAATGATGCCACTTTCCCTATGTTTTTATATTTACTTAATACATCACTGTATCCAGTTGATAGACCGTCCAAGACTTCTTTATCTAGGTTTATATTTACTTTTTTACTAGATATTGAGTCAAATTTACTTAATGCTTCTGCTTTTGTCTTTGATACATTATTATTGATACTAAAATCAATTTCCTCTTTAGGCTTCATAACTTCCGCCACTTCTTTTAAGCCCATCTTCTTTCCAATCAAATCCGCAGTGCTATTCACTTTAAAGTTACCCGCTTTATATTGCTTCCATTTGGCTGGTGTCATAAACTTTTGCTTTGTAGCGTCATCAATACTATTGAACCAATCACCATAGTTGTCAAATTCAGTTTGACCAAACATAGAAGTTCTTTTATTATCAGTTTTAAAGTTATTTTTTGGAACTTGTATTAATACCGATCTGCAATTAAAATGAATTGGTGGCTTATTTGGAATTTCCGCTAATTTCATTTTATAAATCTTATTATCAAGACCACGACAAACAGATGATGTTCTAAAATCCAAAGTAGCATTAAATTTATAATAATCTACTATGCCAAGAGTTTC